ATGGCGCTCATAAATCTGGTATACTTACCTTTACACATTGGGGCTGATTCTGGATTCGACGGGATTTGCGAAACCCAAGGTGCATGCCGAGGGGCGGTTGGCCTCGTAAAAAGCCGCAAAAAATAGTCGCAAACGACGAAAACTACGCTTTAGCAGCTTAATAACCTGCTTAGAGCCCTCTCTCCCTAGCCTCCGCTCTTAGGACGGGGATCAAGAGAGGTCAAACCCAAAAGAGATCGCGTGGAAGCCCTGCCTGGGGTTGAAGCGTTAAAACTTAATCAGGCTAGTTTGTTAGTGGCGTGTCCGTCCGCAGCTGGCAAGCGAATGTAAAGACTGACTAAGCATGTAGTACCGAGGATGTAGGAATTTCGGACGCGGGTTCAACTCCCGCCAGCTCCACCAATCATGATTGGACGGTGTAAGGACAACACCAACAAAAACAGGATGTTAGCAGTCTCTGCAGGACACCGACCAGACGGTGAGGGGACAAAAAAGGATACGCAAAGGAGCCGCGGCTCTTTAGTTACATGAAAGCCCGCTAATGCGGGCTTTTTTTATGGGATAAGACATATGAACCAACTGCAAGAAATCATTCAGATACTAAGTACTGGTGATGAAGGCACAACAAATGCTCTCATAAAAACGAAGATCCTTCTTTTCTCTATCGGGAAAAAGGAGCTTGCTGCATGGGTAAATCATGAGATAAACGGTTATCCTGATTCAGTTTCCCTTCCAGATTATAGAATTGTTGGCACAAGAATTCTTGCAGATCTGAACAACGGCGTTCGCCTATATAGAGCTTTTCCGTTACCGATTGGCTATCTAAGTGAAGATGACTATGAAGATGCTACAACCAGTAATGTGAGGCTTTCAATCAGTCAAATCGAAGAACTAGTAACCAATGCTGGTGATAGCCATGCTCTTCAGCAGCCAATTCCTTTAGATTACGCGTTAGTTAAGTACTGCAAAGGTATCGATAAAGGCTATGAGTTAACACGCTGTTATAAAGAGATCGCACTACATAACTTTACTTCCATCTTAACTCAGGTCAGGTCACGGCTACTTGATTTTATACTTGAACTTTCTGATCAAGTTTCTGAAATACCAGATGAGAAAAACATGACAGAAAAACTCAAAAATATCGACACGTCTTCATTATTCCATAACTCAATTTTTGGAGACAATACTGTCATAAACTTCGGAAATGAAAACTCATTTTCTGTGAATAACCACGTCGTCAAAAACAACACTGAGTCATTAAAAGAGTTTCTCTCAGCTCAGGGGTTCCCTAAATCTGATGTTAACGATTTAGAAATTGCTATTGGTGAAGATGGCCCGATAGCTAACAAACGTGGTGAATATGGTCAATCTGTTAGTAAATGGTTGGCAAATATTGCGAGTAAAGCAGCCCATGGTACTTTGGGCATAGGAATAGCTGCTGCAACTCAAGCAGCTACAGCGGCTCTGAAAAAATACTACGGTCTATCATAACCATCATGGGGTGTCGGGGGTCGGAGGTTCAAATCCTCTCGTGCGACCAAAAATCCCTTAAGAACCAGCCTATTATGGCTGGTTTTTTTATGATTGTTTTTTATGCGGAGAAATACCGGGGAATAATTGGGGTAAAACACCTTTAGGCTATTCACTTAGCCTACCACCATCAAAATCTTTCCGAATGTATCCATCTCTTTTTTCTTATGCAGCTAAAACGAAGTCTTGATACTGTTTATTTACACAGATAAGAATAATACTGTCTACAAACGCAGTACAAAAGAAGTGTTATGCGTATTGAGATCTCCATAACCAAAGACAAAATGACCAAATGCCAAATGGCGCTGTGGACGCGTTAAAGGAAGAGTTAACCCAACACATTGGCAAGCGTTATGACGATGTGGAGATGATCGTAAAAGCCACCAGCAACGATAGTTTTTCAGTTAGACATACTGCAGATAAAGATTGAGCTAAAACTTTCGTTCAGGAAACTCTGAATGATACCTGAGAGTCTACTGAAGAGTTGTTTGTTCACTAGTTAGCACGTAGGAAATCATTCAATACTCGCACTATCGGAAGTTCACCAGCCAGTCGTAGCACGTCCTTGCAAACGACGTGCCTACAATTTCAATCACCTCTCACCATCAGTTCTATCAATAATAATTAAACAGCGCCTAGACAAAATAAATAACAACAAGTCAACAACCTCGACAGGATGCCGATGGGATGATGAAGAGATAAGAAAGAATAACCAGTAAAGCCCTAAAACGTCAGCGTTCAGACGCGTTTTTTACTTAACCGGTAACAAATACGTTGTATCATAGCAGAATAAAATGATTGTTCTAAATCAGATTAACTCCTCACTTTTGTACAATGTCGCTTACAGGTATACCATGAAATCCGAGACGCTAACTGTCCAACAACTTTTTCAAGACCGCCGACAATACTGTGTTCCATTCTATCAACGTGCCTATGTATGGACTCAGCAAGACCAATGGTCAGCTCTACTGGAGGATATCCTAGAGAAAGCACAATCCCGGCTCTCGGGTACAAAACCAACTCCCCATTTCCTTGGTGCGGTTGTACTGGAACCTCAATCAAAAAAAGGATTATTAGGTGTAGATTCCATACATATTATTGATGGTCAGCAACGATTGACCACTCTTCAATATGTTCTGGCATCCATCCGATTAGCATTACGTGCTACGGATCTTTCCAGCTTAGAGGCTCTCATTTCGCCTTGCCTGAAAAACTCAAACGAAGACACAATGCGAAATAAAGAAGTAGAACGCTTCAAACTGTGGCCAACTTTTCGGGATCAAACTCATTTTATTCAAAGTTTTAATGTTGAAAATATTGACGATCTCCGGGACGTATTCTCTGATAGTTTCACGCAGCATGGTACGTTGCGTAAGCGTTTTAATCACCCGCCATCACTAGAAGCATTATGTTTTTTTACTAAAGCCTTTATAAAATGGATTAAAATAGAAAACCACTCACCACAAGAAAATGCTGTAGCTCTAATTGAGGCTGTCTTAACAGATCTGAAACTGGTAAGCATATTTCTCGAAGCTGAAGATGATGCCCAAATAATTTTTGAAACATTAAATGGGCGAGGGGCGGAACTTCATGCTACGGATCTTATTCGCAACTATATCTTTATGTGCGCAGAGCATGAAAATATAAATGCTATTGAATTATATGAAAATGAGTGGAAGAGCTTTGAAGATAAATACTGGTCGGAAAAACAACGCCGTGGACGTATTAATAAACCACGCATGGAGTGGCTAGTACATGCGACATTGCAATCAGAAAGGCAGCGTGAAATTGATCTGTCTCGCCTTTACAATGAGTATCGTGATTATGTAAGTAAGGACTTGTCTTCACAACGAGCAGATCTGCAAGTAAAGCGCCTCAAACAATATGCATTACAATATAAAGAATTGGTTGATGGTTTTGGCACAACCCCCATCTCACACTTTGGATATCGCATCGCAGACTATGATGTGACGACACTTTATCCGCTTGCTTTGTTCATTTCGATAGCTAACATCGCTGATGATGAGAAAGCAGCCATGTATAATGATCTTGTCTCCTACGTAGTACGAAGAGCCGTATGTGGCCTGACGCCAAAGAATTACAACAATGTATTTATGAATGTATTGCGGCACTTGGCTAAAACGGAAATTTCCAGTGTTGAGTTACGTAATATCCTCAATAACTTAAATGGCGAAGCCTCACGTTGGCCTGGTGACTCAGAATTTCTCAACGCTTGCATCAATGCTCCACTTTATCCTGGCAGGCTCGACGCACCGAAAATGCGCTCAATGTTAACGGAACTTGAAAGAGAACTTTGTCGCCAAGTGAAGACCGAAAAGCCTGATGTTCCAAATCTTTCTAATCTCGATATCGATCATCTTATGCCCCAAAGTTGGTATTCCTGTTGGCCTCTCGAAAATGGTCGTATGGTGACAAATTCAGATGCTACGGTATTGAACCAAATTGTTCTGTCTGGAACCGATCTTACCCCTGAACAGCTACTGGTAAGGAAACGGCAACAAGCGATAGCTACTTTGGGAAATCTAACTTTGCTTAACCTTAGCGTAAACCGTTCTGTTCAGAATGCTGTATTTCTGAAAAAACGTGATGCTCTCATCGTCCACACCAATCTACGACTGAACATTCCACTTATAGTTAAGGATAAATGGGATGAGGATGAAATCCTGGAGCGGGGTAAAAAGTTGGGGGAAATTGCATTGAAAGTATGGCCAAAACACGATTAATGCAATTAATAAAATGATTATAGCGGCCTTACCTTAGTAAGGCCGCTACTCACTATTAAATACTTTAATTTGCATCAAGAACAGCAATGTCAGCCCTAGGTCTCGGACTTTGTACCGCTTATCTTGTTTTCAAAAATCAGCTCGCATCCTGCACAGTTCAGCGCATTACGTTGTAGATCTGTGTTCTGGTCATTTGTTGATACGCGTACATAGCCAATAAGCATGGTAGATCCCCCTGACAAAAGCAGGAATGATGCCATTTGCTCGTTATTTCTGCATTTTCATAAACGTTGGTTTGGGAGAAGCGGCAAAACGGGATGTGGGGACAGGGGAAAATCAGATACCGGACATGGCCTCTTTTGCCAGTGGTGATGGATGGATGAAATTACCCAACGGGAAAATCCTGCAATATGGTCGTGGTGCGGTTACGCCGACATTATCGACGCAAACAATGAGAATTACATTCAGCATCCCTTTCCCCAAAAAAGCGGACTGCGCCATGCTTACTCATTCTGGTGATGGCGGTGCGCCTTTAGGCGCTGGGCGAGGGTTCGTGATGACTGCAGAAGGCCCAACGTTAACCGGCTTTAATTCTGCTTACAGAACGTCATCAACCAGCGACACGGTATCGATGAATTACAGTTGGTGGGCTGTTGGTGAGTAATTTTATTCAGGGTGATTTATATGAACGAATATGTTTATAGCGCAAGGCATAATGCTTTTTTCCCTGTGGATATGATTGATAAATATAAATCAGAGGGATGGGATTTATCAGATGCTAAGGAAGTGAATCAAAATATTATCAGTGAGTTTATGGCTGAACCGCCACAAGGAAAGATCCGTATTGCCGGAAATGATGGGCTGCCTGCGTGGGCAGATATTCCTCCACCCACGCATGAAGAGCTTATTGAAATTACTGAATCAGAAAGACAGCTATTAATTAACCAGGCCAACGAATACATGAACAGTAAACAATGGCCCGGTAAAGCCGCTATTGGTCGTCTGAAAGGTGACGAACTGGCGCAATATAATTTGTGGCTGGATTATCTGGACGCACTGGAGCTGGTCGATACTTCCGGTGCGCCAGATATTGAATGGCCTACGCCTCCGACAGTTCAGGCCAGATGACATCCGGCGCGGTGCTGGTATCTGTTGCCGTCACCGCGTCAATGTAATCCAGCACAGCGTTAAGGCGGGTTGTTTCTGCCTGCGTCAGTTTACGTCCGGCCTGCAATTTCAGCTGAATCAGACTGATGGAGGCCATTGCAGTATCAATCAGCGACTGGCGCTGTGCTTCTGCTGCATCTACTGCTGCGCCGTGCTGTGCCTCGGTATCCGTCACCCATTTCTCACCATCCCATTTATCGTATGGCGTTAACGGGGCGATAGTGGTTGTATTATCAGGGTAATCACCCGGAGCTGTGATTTCTTTTGATTCCCCTGTTTCGGTGCTAAAAACGATTTCACCGCGATGGTCTGGCATATATTCCCATGATTTTAAATCTGCTGAACGGCAGATAGTATAACCAGCCTTATATGTACCAGGAGCATCTAAACAGGAATACGCCGGAATACCGACACCCACAACAAGATATTCGGTTGATGTGGAAAGATATTCCTTCGTCTCAGCATCAAAATTATAAACGGTAATGTTTCCTGCCTTTGTAGTAATGAGTTCGCTATTTAATACGGCTTTATTCATCAGGCTGCCCTCACGATATAGTTAAATGCGACGTTGCGCGGCCGGGTTTCAGAACCACCAACCGATACCGTAGAAATTGAATTTGCCGTAATAAGTTCCCCGAAAGCATCAGCCGTAACTACGAACCGACCTCCCGTTGGATCAAAACCTGTTAGCGCATAGTACTTGTCAAACCAGTGCCCATGAGAAGCAAATAAATGGTCTTGAGATGTCAACAAACCACGAGAGGAATCCACCCCGCGCCCATCATCCCATCCACGAATAAATTCACCGCGTAAATCAGGCAATTTATTTGTCGGGTAAGCCTTTGCCAGTTCCGGGTATTCTTCAGCAGAAAAAGCCGCACCATTGCATTTCAACCAGCCTGTTGGCGGAGTGGCTGAAGGCCACGGAACAGGCACCCCAACAGGTAATGCTGAGCCTTCTCCCAAACCAAGGTTTTCGAGAGCCGTTTTCACCGTGCCATCCGATTTGATATCGCCAAACGGATTCTTGCGGCTTAACAGCAGCGCACGAAGCGCGGTAAGCAGCTGATCATGCCGCCCCTTCTCCAGGCTGGCACCGGATGCCTCCACAACACTGCAAAGTTCCTCCTGCAACATGTCAAAGTAGTCATCATCCAGATCGGTGGCAGGTGTGCCGGTCTGGGGGTTACCACGGGTAAAACCGTTCTTACCCGCGCCGAACTTATCCTTCTGCGCGGTTTTCGTATCTATACGATGCATGGATTACTCCGGATATTTAAAAATTACGTAGGTATGCGACGGGCAGAGTTTGTTAAGCACACACTCGACAACGGTGTCGCCCCAGATACGCAGTGCGGAATCACAGGGATCGCCACATGTCATCCAGGTGGTGTTGGTGTCGGCTGGCATGTTGACCTGCCAGTAATACCGCCATTCCGGCGCATTCACCGCGTCAGTACAGGCCGATGAGCAGGTGAACGTGCTTTTGTCGTATCGCGTGATGGTGGCGTCTGGTCTGCCCAGGGCAGCAAGCTGTGCAAGGTAAAAATCCTCATTGATGCCGCCCGCCAGGTTAACCTTCGCATCCAGTCGTTGCTGACGCTGGCGAAGGCTCTGTGTCCCTGCGGGAATACATTCATCCGGCAGGCCGCACAGACGCTCCCAGCGATTTATCAGTTCGGTGGTGGTGCGCGGATCCAGCTCCCGCATCAGGGCATCCGCACGCTGATGAACGCGGGTTAATGACTGTGCCGCACCGGCAATCGCCGGATCGCTGGCTGACCACGCCGGACCGGGCGGCAGCAGTGCCGACAACAGACGGATGTAATCATCGTTTGTCACGTCCATGAAATCGTCCCCAGAACCGCCAGTTCATTTTTTGCAATGGAGATATTGTCCGCCGGAGCAAGCAACTGATGGCTGTATTCCCCGTTCGCACCGGAAATCGCTTCACTGATACGCGACACCTTCAGCTCTCCCTGCGGATAACCATCACGCAGCAGGAATGAACGCAACTCTGCGGTAATGGCAGCCCGTATTTCCGGTGTGTCCGGCGTCACGCGGATATGAAAATCCACCGTATGCGCCACCGGCCTGAACACATACAAATCAGAGCCTGCCACCGGGGCCAGTGGCTCAATGTGTTGTCTTGCCGCCGTTTCCGTTGATTCTTCCGGAATGGGATTAATCAGGTCACTGCTGGCAATCATCACACCGACAGTTCCCGTTCCCATCCAGTGACGGTATGTCCATGCGCGGGTAATGCCGGGCACTTCTTTAGCCCAGACGACATAGTCCCCGTCAGCCCCGCCCTGCGGCGTCCAGTAATACCGCTCAATGACGCGGGCGCGCCACGTTTCCAGATCTTCAGTATCGAATCCGCCAGTCAGGGTATCTGCCACACCGGAAGACGGCAGACCATTCACCGGCGTGACCAGGATTAATGCCGTACCGTCGTCAGCGTTACCGACCGCACCTGCAGTTGAGCAGGCGATCGGCACGCGCAGGACACCACCGGAGCTGGTTGCATCAGAAGTTGCCGTGTACTGAACCAGGTCATCGCGCTGAATAACACTCCCGGCGGTCACCTTCAGGCCATCGCTGACACCTTCCCAGCGCATATACCCGTTGGCAGACGTGGCCCCCTTGCGCGGACACCGTTTCATCGCAGCATGTCGCGCCAGCCAGGACTCATCGCACAGGTCAGGCAGCATGTTCATTGCCAGATAATCGATGTAACCGTAAACCGTATGCAGCGCCGCCGCATACACCTTTGCCCGCACGTCTTCATCCATGCGCCGGAGCGTGTCGCTGACGTCCAGCCTGGCGAATAAATCGTTACGGAGCATACTGATATTTTCTGCCAGCGTCGGGCGTTGAAATTCACTGTCCGCCATGCGTTATCGCACTCCACAGATCATCAAAAGAAATCATTACCGGTCCGTCACGACGCCAGAGGGTGATACTGTTACCCAGCTCATTAATCCCGGTGCGGCGGATATCCAGATCAATACGGGACACCACGCCGTCATCAATCATCCATTGCAGGCATTCGCGGATATACCCCCTTACCGTCTGCACCAGCTGATTGGTCAGTTTGCTGCGCTGAAGCAGCCACAGTCGGGAGCCGTAACGGTCATTCTGTACCGCAGGCCAGGTATCCCCCCACCATCCCATCGGGACGTCGGCATTGTCATTAGGTTCAACCCGCCGCCAGGTGAACAGGGAAATCACCACGGCACGGGTCAGCGGATCCAGCGGTGCGCTGGCGCAGGTGCGTTTACCGTTCACCGTCAGCCACAGTTCCATCATGCCTCCATCGCTTTATCAGGTTTGTCGGTGTTACTGCCCTGACCGTTCTCTCTGTGACGATGCCCGTTATAGGCAAGCCGCATCGCTGACATGGTGGTGCCGCCGGAGTCGCACAGGTCTTTCACCTGTCCGGTCACTTCCGGGTCCATTTCAAAACGTGCTTCAGGTGCATTGCGAAACGTGATCGTTTTACCTGCACCGTCCACCACGATCCCCTCCCGGGTCAGCGTCACGGACTGCCCCTGATCGTCATAGACAGCCACCTCCCCCGTATGCAGCCCTTTCAGGCGGTAGCGCCGGTCCGACACCGTAACAACCACCGCATGAGAACGGTCGCCATCCGGAAACAACACCACCGCTTCCGCACCGCTGTTTGCCCTTGCGGTAAAACCGTAGGGTTCAAGATGTTCAACCCCGGCTTTGGGTTCACCGGCAATCAGGGACACATCCACGGTCTGACATTTCGTGGCGGCACTGATGCTTTTCACCACTGCCCGCCCAATCAGGCCGAGAAGTTGTCGCTGCATGGCTTCAATCGTCCTCATCAGAACGGGTCCTCCTGTACTCTGGCTTTTTTCTTTTTCCGCGCGCCGGGGTCTTCAGGTTCAGGCAGATAAGCATCAGGCGGGCCGACACGGATTTCCGTCAGGGTGCCGTTCTGGTCCTGAGTAAACGTGACTTCCGAAACAAGCAGTTCGGTATTGTCGAAACCACAGACCGGATCAAAGACAATCACCCGCTGGTTGGGCTGCCACAGCGTACCGTTACCCTGTCGCCAGCCCTGCACCACATAGGTGGTTTCATCCGTCCGCGCCGCCCGTTGTCGGGCTTCAAAGTCCGCACGGGCAATACAGCCTGCCCCCGTAGCCTGCCCTGTCTGCCTGATATACATCGGACGGTAACGGGCAATAAATGCGTCCTCTGTGCGGGCCCGCAGCGCGGTGGTGGTGGCCTCACCGAAATCATCGTCGTTTCCGGCACGCTGCCCCGCCACCTGGTAAACTGAAAACCGCTCCCGGATACTCTTCTCCGTATCACAGGAAAGGATGTTTTCCCCAAGTACCAGCGCGGTATGTGCCCGCGTTGAGCCAATACCACCAATCACCAGCCTGCCGTGCGGGTCGTCATAAGCCAGCGCCTGCTGCTGACCGAGTATTTTGTTGATCACCTCGATCACCGTTTCACCGTGATCAGGCTGGACATCCGGAATAACACCCGACGGCGCATCGCTGTTCACCACCTCAATGCCGAAAGGCGCAGCAAGCGCCTGCGCAATCTGTACCAGCGATCGTCCGTTAAACTGTGTCGGTTCGGCTGCACAGTCAATCAGGTCAGCAGTCAGACTACGTCCGGCAATACCGGTGCTGACCGAACGGGCATCGTAACGAACGGGGGTCGCCTCCACCCAGCCGGTGATCACCAGCTCATCACCAATCAGCACTTCCACTTTTGAACCATTTTTAATGCGCGGCTGAAGCGTGGTGATACCCTCATCTCCCGGCCACTGGCGGGTGATCTCCACGCTGAAATCCCGCGCCAGCCGTTCAATACCGGCACCGATGCGCACCGATGTCCAGCCATTCCACTCCCGGCCATTTACCCGTAGCGTGACGTTATCGTTCATTGCACTGGCACCTTCAGAGGGATCACCGGCACAAAGCCGGGATGCGTAATGGCATTACGCCGGATAATGTCCGCGTCACGCGCCGCGTTATCAAACCAGGTCGCCGCCAGCACCAGCGCGGGTAAGACCTCATCCGGCGTGCGCTGAATGATCCGTGCAGACTGTTCAAGGCGCGTGTTGATATCCGCATTCAGATCTGCTTTCACCCGGCGCAGTGCCAGAAACAGCGCATCACTGGTTGTTCGGGACAACTCCTTATCAATTGCCGTATTCAGTGTGTCACGAATGTCAGTCAGTTCTTCCCACGTCGGCAGGTCAACCGTGCTTTTCACCGCTGGTGCATTGTTCAGTGCCGGATGCGTGACGGAAGGCCAGCCAGTGCTCTGCGCGGGTGTTGTTGCCTGCCCCACTGCGGCATTCTGCATCACCGCGGAAGTTGTTGGCGCAGGCAATCGGGTGACGGCATACGCCGCTTCGCTGATTGCGGTCGTACGAAGGGTGCTGGCAACCACGTTACGCTGTTGCGTCGCCGTGGCGGTGGTTTTACTGTCCGTTTTCCAGACGCCGCGCGGTTGCAGATCGCTGCCGAGGCTGACACCGGAAAGCGTTTTGATCATGGTGACCAGGTCGCTGGCGTTACCATAAAGGCGTTTCCCGGTACGCCACATTTTCTGCACCTGCTCAACGAAATTTTTGCCTGACGATGGCGGCGGCAGAAGTACCGAGATATCCCCCTGCAACAGCCTGGCGGCATCCGATACGGCAGAATCCACCACTTTCATTGCATCAGAAACATACCCAAGCATTGTGCTGGCATTACCGACGACGTCGTTCTGCACAAAATCTGCCACGCCATCGATACTGAAACCACTGAAGCTGTCACTGATGCAGTCATCCAGTGCAGAACAGGATGACATCAGCGTCTGCGCCGTCGCCGCACCTGAAGTGGGGTAAGAGAGTTCTCCCGCTTCGACAAACTTCAGGTCAAAGCGGACAATACGCCCTTCACTCTTCGATGTGCTGACCCGAACTTCCCCGTCAACACAGACTTTCAGCTCACCGTAAGTCGGATGGACAAGCGTGCCAGGACCGGGTTTATTCAGCGCGTCAATCAGGCGATCGCGCTGGTCAAAGCAGTCATCTCCCACCACATAAGCTGCGATGGACGGGCGGAAAGTGATTTTCCCCAGGTCTTCGGTATAGGGTTTGTCGCGGTTCGGGTATTCGTGCGTTTCCACACGGCGACCGGTTCCCGCACTTTCTTCTTCAACCTTAAACGGCACACCGCGAAATGACGCGTCCTGAAGTCTGTCTTTCCACGTCATATAAACTCCGTACATAAAAAATCCCACCGGAGTGGGACTCATTAACAGATTAATTTTTCATTACCTGCCAAAGCGCGTATAGCCAACATCATGGCTGACATCAAAACCGCTGGATCGCGTTTCCATAACCCGCATACCCGGAGGCGAATTCACAAAAGAGACCTTGATCTCACCATCAACTTTTGGCGCAGAAGCTTTGTTAATCATGAAGGGATTCGGGCCTGTGGCATCGGAGGCGTTGTTTGACTGAGCCGGATCTACCGCCGGATAAGGTGTGTATCCCCGTGCCGGTATTCCCGTCCCATAAGCATCATAAGCACCCGCGCCCCACTGCGCCGAGTTAATGGCATCAACCGTGTCACCGGAACTGTCGGTAAACCATTCAATAATCGGCTTCAGCTTATCCCACATATCCTGAAACCACTTAACAACCGGTCCCCAGTTATTGATTACCATCCCCAGCGGCGACCAGGCAAAAACCTTCTTCAGAAGTTCCCGGCCAGCCTCAAAATAAGGACCAATGGTTTCCCAGAGCTTCTTGAAATAAGGTCCGACAACATCCCAGTTAGTGATAATTAATCCCGCAGCCAAGGCTATCGCCGTCGCAATCATTCCTATCGGCGTCATCGACATGATCCTGCTGACAATACTGATGGCACCGCCAACGCCCATCAATCCCAGTTTCAGAATCGCAAGACCGGCAGCAAGCCCGACGACGCCGCGAATAACCCGGGGATTTTCATCCGCAAACTTCGTGAATTTTTCCCCTAACTCCCCCAGCCATTGCGTGATATTTTTGGCGTCACCAGAAAATGCGCCGCCAATAGCCGCAAGGCCGTTAGTTGCGGTCCCCGTCATTGCCTCCCACAGGTTGGACAGCGTACCAAGCTGGGCCTGAACACGTTTATTCAGGCTGGCCTGTTTATTCATCTTCTGCTGGATCTGATCGTAACCATCCTTTCCTTTATCGATCAGAGCATTGACCACCTGAAGGGTTTCAGCATCATCACCAAATATTGCCTTAAGTACACCGGTTCGCTTAACGTCGGTCAGTTTTCGCAGCTTTGCCAGTTGCCTGAACATGTTATCAAGACCGCCAAAACTCCCTTTGCCGTCAGTAAAATCGAGCTGCACTCCGAGTTTCTGGCGGGCCATGACTTTATTGACGTCCCTGATTTTCTTAACGCTTAATCCGGACTGGATAACTTTTCGCAGGGCATTACCTGCCGACTCCCCGTTCATCCCCATCTGATCCATCATGACGCTGATAGGGGCAAGGCTCTGTGCAGCCTGAAGACCGTCCTTATTCACCATCTTCAGAACAGAACTGGTTTTAGTGAAGAAGGACAACATGTTGGTATCGTCAACGCCCAGATAAAACGCCTTCTGGATAGTGTCGAACAGCCCCATCATGTCTTCTGACGCCGTTCCGGTAGCATCCTGCATCTTTGCAGCAAACTCAGCAGCCGCTTCTGGTGTTTTTTTCAGTTGTACCGCAAGATAAGCTGTCGCTTTACCCACACCACCCAGAATGTTTTCTGCCGGGATCCCCTGACGCACCAGCATCTGCATCATGTTCTGGAAATCAGCCGTTGTACCGGGTAGCTGGTTACCCAGGCCAATAGCCAGTTTATTGATGTCCTGAAAGCGCTTTCCAACCTCGCCGTTCGCATCCATCATGGCGACTTTCAGCCCGGTGGCGGCGTTTTCCTGATCGGCATAAGATTTCAGGGAAAGCGTCAGACCCGCTGCCAGTCCGCCACCAAGCGCCAGCCCACCCTGTGACGCTTCTTCCGCCTGGCGTTTAAATCCCCGGATTTTCTTTTGCATTTTCGACAGCGCCGGAGAAAGCCTGTCGACACCGGTGATCAACGCCTTAAGCTCAAATTCAGCCATGTGTGCGTTTCTCCTGCTCTATCCTGTTTGCCTGACTGACCAGCAAGGGAATTTCACTGATCGGCATATTCAGCAATTCGAAGGGATTAATGCGCCAGTAACTGGCGCAGTCAAAGAAGCGATCAGTGAGGTATTCAGCCGTCAGGCCTGGAGGAAAAAACCAGCCACAAGCCACGCCGCTGCATTCAGGTCTGCCGGAGACATCTGGTCGACAGAGCTTTGCGGCACTTTCGCCAGCCGCACAATGTATTTCGACACCACATGCGCCAGAAGTCTGACGGACTCATCCTGATTCATCTGGTAGGGATACCCCAGCTCGCGGACATCCTTCCCGGTGGGTTCATCAAACTCCAGTACGGAGAGTGTCTCGCCATGAGCGATAATCGGTTTCTTTAACTCAAGCTCTTTCATTACTGGTAATCCCCTTCTTCACCGTGGAACTCAAGATCAACCGTGCCTTCTTCGGCATTATGGTTCGCTTCGCCGTGCAGCCAGGCTGACGACAATACATAGACCTGACCGTTCGCCAGCTCAGCAGTGATGGTCATCTCATCAGACGAGGTGATTTTACTCACAGGAAAATTCTTCGGCACCTTGAAGGTCCCTTTAACATAGGGCGCACGGTGAGTTTCCTTGCGGTCCACTGAACCGTCCAGGCCGATGATGTCATCATTGACCGTCCTGTTCATGGGCACCTCAATGCCGCCGGTCAGCGATAGCTGCTGACCGTCAATTTTGAAATAACAGGTTCCCCCGATACGGGCCATTATGCAGACTCCTCTGAATACTGAAGACGGAACTGGTTAACCACGGCAAAGACACGCAACTGGTTAACATAGTCAGGCGGGAACAGCGTGTTCAGGCGGTTCGGATCGCTGGCATCACGCTCCACAACCAGGTACTGCTTGAACAGTTCGTAGTTTTCCACGATCCCCGCACGCTCGAGCTGACGGTAGGTTGCCAGCAGTTCCCCTTTGATCACTGCCGGGGTGACAATCGCCTGACCGGGACCAAAGCGGGTACCGTCACTGGCAAGCTTGTGACGCCCGTACTTACTGGTAATGACGGATTTCAGTTTGCGCAGTACATACGCGCTGGTATGCAACGTCTCGCTGTCGAGGTAGCTGTTATCCGCAACCCCGTAAGCGTTTTTCCTGTACGTGGTGACATCACGCTGAATGCGCAGTACCCCGCTTTCGACATACGCCGTTGCCACGCCATGAGACAGCAGGGTCTGTTGTTCGGTCATCGTGAACCGTTTCCCCTTCGGCGCAGGCAGCATACCCACCAGCTCACCGGTCTGCGTGGGACGTGCCGGATCGTTGCGGATAAACACCGCTGCGCGGGCGGTACGGCTTGCCGCCAGCTCATCGGCAGGCGTCTGGGTGTCTTTTTCGTACCCCGCCAGGGTAATGTGCTGCTGGTTAAACTGGTCACCTGCGGTCACCAGTTCTGACAGCGTGCCGATCTTTGCCGTATACACATGGCCATACAGCTGACGCGCATAGCTCCAGCGACCGCTGGTATCGTTCATCTCGGTCACCAGCGTGTTAAGGGAGGCCGTGTCGTTGAACGGCAGACCGATATAATCAAACGGCTCATCCGCCATTGCAGCCACCGCGCCGGTGAGAACCGGAGCGCCCGTTCCGGCGGTCCCCGCCGCCACGGCAATCTGTACGCCCGCTGGCAGCACTTCGCCCCCACCGAAGCCGTAGTAATTGAGGCTGACAGGAATTTCATTCCCGCAAAGCCCCTTATGACGCGCGGTCAGTGTGACCACGCCAGCCGAAGATGAGGCCGTAAACGGCAGGGCCGGAACGGCATTGATGGCATCTTTGATACTGCTGGCAATCGTCGCGACGTTATCGCCGTTGGTCACCGGTGCCTGCACGCGGGTACGTCCCACATAAACATTCACCGTGCCGGTTTCGGTTGCCGCGCCGGTCACCGTCAGCGTAACTGTTGCCGCCGCGCCCGTGGATTCAGGAACGGCAATCACATACAGTTCACCAAACGGGTCGGTCTGGCGATAAGCCTCGACCATACGCGCCAGCTGACTTCCCGCACCACAAATCTGGCGTGCATAGTCTGCCGATGGCATCAGCACCAGACTGTTGGCAACAATCTCTGCACCGTTATTGGCATGACCAATCAGCAGCGATGCTCCGCTGTCCTGTGCAGTATTCGCCGCCGAGTTATCCATTTCCGCATAAAACAACGGAACCAGCGTATTCGACGGAATGGTGTTAAAGCTTATCGTCATCGGTATTCACCTTTTTATTCACGCGCCGGATATCACCCGCGGCTTCACGGCGCAGCCAGTAGTTGTTCTCGTCAACATTTCGCCCTTCGGCGGGCAAAAGGTCGCCGCGGGCAGGGTCAGGAACTGACCGCCCTTTAACAGGTTTGACAAACATGAGGATCCTCAGGAAGGAAGGGTTATTTCGGTGTGATGTTCGATATCGCCGTCAGGCCCGTTACCGGGCTCGAGATAATCAACATCAATCGCCAGCGTTTGCAGTTCATCCAGACTGTTCAGATCATCCTGCTGGCGGGTATCGTCTTCAGTCAGCTCGCTGATGACCGAAAAATCGAACTGATAAATCAGCTCATGACGATTCAGATCCAGCAGCGTGCCGCCGTCATAGGTAATCGGGTTACCGCACGCCTCCGGGTTCCAGCCCAGCAGAGCCTTAAAGAGCATCTGCCGGACATCGTCCACCACATCATACGAGGCAAACTGACCGCGCTCATCACGCCCGTTACTCAGTATGACAACCACGGAGAAGCCCTCTTTCAGCTCCTGCCAGTAGTCGGTCTGGCTTTTGTTTTCTCCCGGAGAATCATCACCCGGTACAACATATGCCGCCGGGAGTTTCAGCTTTCCGACCTCCGGCAGATTTTTGAACTGGGCCGCGCCTGCAACCCGGTTTTCAAAATACGGACAGCGGGCACGCAGTGCAGCAATAACAGGCGTCAGTTTCATCTGTGTCGTCGCTCCGGCTTCAGTGATTTACGCAATTCCCGCGCCAGAAAATAGCGTGTCCAGCTGCGGTTCTTTTCAAGCGTTTCCACCATAAAGTTATTACGTGGAGCCAGTCGCCAGCCGCTGCCACCGGATGCACCACGATGATGGCTGCGACGACGCTTTGCTCCTCCCCGGACACCAAAAAACAGAAACGCCGGATAGAAGTCACCAGAGATCATCCGGTTCCCCTTCCCGTTGCGCTGGTTAGGGGCAATGCGTGTCATAAAACCGGCTCGCTTTTTACTGGCTCCCGGCACCATGTAACCAATCGAACGAGCCAGGCGTCCGGTCTGATAACCGGGGTTTTCACCCGGTGCCGACCGCGCACGGCGCATCACCAGCCGACGGGCATCACGCATATGACGCTGCCCAATCGTGACAAACGCCCGCCGGACACGGGCGCGGTTAAAGCGCATCTCGGCGGGCTGCTGAACATCAACGTGAAAAAAGGAAGTCGCCATTGTTGCCTCCGTGACTCTGCGTAAATTCGCCCAGCTCCGTACATTCCAGCAGCAGAAAGCGCCGCGCCCCGTTCAGATCGCGCTGACGTTTTACCCGGTACACACTATCACCGCAGACCACCTCATAATCAGCGGTGATCCCCCGGCGGTAACGAATGGTGATGTAATGGGTGATGGCGTCCCCGGTCTGCGCGGTTTCCTGCCTGGTGGTGGCACTGGTCTGGATAACCTTCGCCCATGTCCGGAACGTAACCGGGTATTGAGGCTCCACGCCAAAGTTATCCGCGGGCATATCCACCCGCAGGCGGATCAGGACGCGTTTATTCAGTTCACCGGGGTCCGGCAGAATGTAGGTTGCGCTGGTCTGCGCCTGACGAATTTTCATTGCGGAAAGTACCTGTACGGGCCGACAAGCCAGCCAAAACTCTGCGGCATGTCGAGTTTCTCCACTTCCGTAACCGACGAGCGGTTTTCGTAAAAATGGCTGATAAGCATCAGCATCCCCAGACGAATATCATCCGGCAGGTGCAGCCCGTCCGGATCGCTGTCCGGAATGGTTTCATCCGGTGCATAGAGCTTCCGGTTCAGATACGTTTCCGTCCGCTTTTGTGCCGCACATGCCAACAGTTGCAGATGGCGGTCATCAGTATCGAAATCCTCATCCAGCCGGAGTTGGGCTTTAATCTCTTCCATTGTCAGAAGCATACTCAGCCCTCTTTACTGGTCGTGGCTTTTTTCTCTTTTGCCGCTTTACTGCTTTTTGCACTGATTCCGCGCTCTGCTAACCCGGCCTGAAGTGCAATCTCCTGCACCCGGGCAGGAAGCGCCCCGTCGTCATACTCACCGGCCCGAATGACCTCAACACGCATACCGTCCGGTGACCATTTCAGATCTTGTTTCAGGATCATGATTCTTCACCCGTCAGAACAGGGGGCGCGGTTCCGCGCCCCTGAGTGATTACGCCGCTGCAATCTTCAGCAGTTTGATGGCCTGCGAATCGACCAGCATCCCGCCGGTGCGCTTGGTGGTATAAAAACCGACAAACGGTTTATTGGTGTACGGGTCACGCAGAATGCGGGTGCCGATACGGTCAACGATGGTGTAACCCCGTTTGAAGTTACCAAATGCAATGGCTTTCGCATCAGCGGCGATATCCGGCATCTGTTCGTTTTCAGCGATACCGTAACCCGCCAGAGAGGACGGCTGCCCCAGTTCCAGCCCCGGACGCCACAGATAGTTACCCTCGGTGTCTTTCAGCAGACGGATGGCAAACAGGCTGTTGTTGTTCATCATGAACTTCGCGCCAGTGCGGTGTGCCTTACGCAGCGTGTAAATCAGTTTGATAATGGCGTCTGCGGTCACCGCGGTCGCTTCGCCGGATACAATATGCTGAAGTTTGCCGAACGCCCGGACCTTGTCGGTTTCATCAGTGGATTCATACGCCAGGAACCCTTTCGGCTTCTTGGTGCCATCGCCTGAGGTAAAGGCAATTTCTTCCTGTTCGGCAAATTCGGTTGCCAGCTCGCTGTTGATCCAGGCCTCCACGTTGAAGAAGGCATCGTCCAGCATTTTCTGGGTAGCCTGCGGGTTGCCGTAGATTTCCCCCATGAGAGGTTCAATCAGCTCCAGTCTGGAGGTGGCAGTCTGGGCTCGCGTATCCGTTTCCCCCACCCATCCGGAAGCCGTACCGCCCAGATTCACCAGTTTTTTGTAGTCGGAACCGCCAACGGTGATCACCGTGGCTTCCTGACGCATCACCACTTCATCTTTCAGCAGGTTAAGAATGTTGCGATCCAGTTCTTCCGGCACGGCGTAGCCACCGTCTTCATCGGTACCCACCTGCAATGCCTTACGCTCCAGATCGCGCAGACCGTCTTCACGGCCTTTACGCAGGAAGCCCACAAACGCCTCTTTATGCTCGGTGGCCAGTTTATTTTGCGCTCCACCTGCCGGACGTTTCAGCTCAAGCAGCTCTTTTTCAAGGTCGCTTTTGAGATTTTCCAGCTCGCTGAGTTTCCCGTTCAGGGTTTCCACCTGCCCGGCAAGCTTGCCTTTTTCCTGCTCAATCGCATCCACGCGCTTGTCGTTCTTTGCTTTGAAGTCGTCAAACTTCTGCTGCAGCTCCTGCGCGACCTGTTCCACATCTTTAATATCAACCGCCATCGTATTTCTCCTGATTAGAAGTTCAGATTTTTCAGTGCATTCAGTGCAGAGCCCACATCCTCAGCGTCGCGCAGGGACAGTGCGCCATAGCCCCCGGCCATGAATGCTTTGGCCTGGGTACGGGAGAGTCCGACATCACGCAGGACTCTTTCGATTTTTTTCTGTTCGGGGATTTCCCCGCGGGCCAGTGCGTTCTTGACGTCGCTGATCCGCGCCTCGTCGTTAGACGGGAACGTCACCAGGCTGACTTCCCAGAGGTCGATTTCTTTCAGCAGAAAGGCTTCTTTGCTCCGGTCGTATTCCCAGTCTTTCAGGACGTACCCAATAGAAAGGACGGTTAACGAACCGGCCTTCATGTGTGCATGTGCGCGTTTTGCGAGGGGATCATCATCAATAAGCAACCGTCCCCTGACGTAAAGCCCGACATCGTCTTCCTTCATTTCGGTGTAAACACCGATGGGTTCATCCATGCGGTGCTGCCAGAGCAGCGCAGGTAACGCTTTTCTGTCACTCCACGCCCGCAGGGAAGCAGCAAATGCCCCGGACATCACCACATCATCGTGGCTGTCCTTTACACCAAAGACGGAGCCATACCCTTCAAACTCACCGGAGTCACTGACAGATTTCAGACTCAGCGGTACATCAAGACGTTGTTTCGTCTGCATTGGCGTTATCCTTCTGCTTACCGGCTTTACTGCCATCGGAGGGTTTCGTGGTCATGTTCATCGGTGTGAGATAGACATCCCCACCGGGACGTGGATTCATATCTTCCAGGTCGCGGCAGTCATTGGGAGAGTAAATTCCCCAGTTGATCCCGGTGGCGTAGGCTTCAAAACGGGACTTCATATCCCCGCGCAGTAACGCCCCGGCGTTAAATTTGGCGTAATAAACGCCCTGCTTACTTTTTCGTACCAGTCCGGTGTTGATCCGCTGTTCGATGCGGGTCAGATACGGCACCAGTGAATAGTTGATAAATCCCAGCCCCAGCTCTTCGATATTGTTGAAGGTGGCGCGATCGGTGTTCTGCACCATGTGCAACGGCACCCGGAACAGACGACAGATTTCTTCAAGCTGAAACTTGCGGGTTTCCAGGAACTGGCTGTCCTCGGCGTTCAGCGCCATCGACTTCCAGTCCAGCCCCATCTCAAGGATCATCGGGCGGTGAGCATTGCCAAGCCCGGTGTGACGCTCCTCAAAATCTTTCTTCAGGCGCTCATAAGCCTGATCTGACAGCGTCTGCTCTGTACGCAACACACCCGACGTCACCGCACCATTGCTGAACAGTCTGGCCCCGTGCTCTTCGGTCGCTGCCGCCAGAGATATTGCCTCGCGGGCATAGGCGATGGGATTCAGCCCCACCAGTCCGTCCAGCGTCAGCGTGCGCACATGCCAGATATCCTCCTGGCTCAGTACATCCGTGGAGCCATCCGGGAATGTGACCTGATAGACCGGCTCCCAGCTACTGTTAAGCTTCGGTACCACACAGCCGGGATCGACGGGCAGCAGTTCAGCCACTTCGCCAAATGCTTTCACTTTGTAGGCGTAAAAGTTTCCCCGCAGGCACAGACAGGTGACCACCAGCTCCCAGAACTCCTGCGGCGTCATATAGCCATTGGGATGCGTGGAGATCAGCTTATGCAGACGTTCGCCAGTGGCTCTCTGCTTCAGGCTGCCGTTCAGGTGATACAGGTTGCAGGGCAACATCCCGACCGACTCCGCCAGCACCCTGACACAGGAAAAAACCGCCGTCAGTCGCATGGCCCGCTGGCTGCTGATCTGCTTTCCGGTATAGGTGTCGTAGGACAACCCGATAGCATCCGCCAGCTCTGCTGGCGTGGTCACCGGTGCGTCACTTTTTCGTTGAAATAATCCCGAAAAGAACACTATTTACCTCCGCCGACAGACGGCTGTGTACGGTCGAGATATCGCGCCACCAGCCACGACCAGAACAGGCACAGCCCCCCGGCAACAACAAAACCCGCCGGGGGATAAATCAGCCAGGCTCCATACGCCAGCAAAAGCGCACCCAGCACGCCCACCAGTGGCGCGAGAATTATCAGAAACATAATGACCTCGGTTAAAGCGAGCGGATCCCATAGGACTCAATGTGGTCAGACAGCGTGTCTTCTTTCTCGTACAGCATGGCTCTGCCAACCGCCATAATCAGCGCAACTGCACCATCGATTTTGTTTTCCGCCTGCTCTTTGACGGGCTTCACCACATCATCGTTACCCGGAATGGTTTTGCCGACCACGTTGCCGATACACCAGGTCATGATGGGATTGCCATCATGATGAAAGCGCCCCGATTCAATTGCCGCTTCCAGCTCTTTCATCGGGTCGGACATGTTGGTGTAGTTCTGAATGATAGTGACGGGATTCAGGTCTTCATCAGCAAGGTCATGTGACAACCCGGTCGCCCCGAAGGGGTCGATGGGTGACTCACTGACCGGGCTGATTTTGTTCGCCGCTTTGGCCTCCTCGAGGATGTAGCGATAATCCACCTCCGCACCATCGGTAACGGTCAGAACGCCCATTTCCACCCATTTCTGAAAGCGTTCGGCTGTCCGTCGATCTTCATTTTTCTCGACGCTGTACACCGTGTCATACGGTACCCAGAAACGCGGGGCCACACTGTAGTAATGCGTTTTACCGTCAATCTCGCGGGTATAAAGTCGCGCCATGCTGTTCATATCCAGCTTATGCGCCAGGTCAAAGGCCAGAATGCACGGCTGCCCCTCGAACTGCTCAAGGGTCAGTGATTTATCCTCGCAGCTCTGCCAGCTCACCAGGTTGAAATACGCCGAACGCGCCGACACCCAGATATTGAGGTGTTTTGTTTTAAAGACGTTTGCCAGACGGGCGTTATTTTTCGCACGCTGCTGCTGACTTAACAAAAATTCGCGATAAACCGACACGCCAATATTTGGATTGGCTTTTTCCAGCACCTGCGGGTCGGTCCAGTCGTCACCTTCATCAACGGTATAGATGATCCCGAACAGTTCATCATTAGGCACCGAGCCGTTGAGCATCTCGATGACTTCCCGCCGTTTGTCGTAGCACGGCCCCTCAATGTTGTACCCGGCGGTAGTGATAGCCCACATCAGTGGCTGACGTCGCGCCCCCATCCCGGTAAGCATCGTGGTGTAAAGCGCATCGGTGGCGTGCTCGTGATATTCATCCACCACCGCACAGTGGGGTGATGAACCATCACCGGGGTTACCGATCAGCGGTTCAAAACGCGCACCATCCTCCGGACGGTTCATGTTTGAGGCGTTAACCTCAATCCCGAACGCTTCCGTCAGCATGGGTGTGCGTTTACACATCAGTCTTGCCGGACGAAAGACTTCCCATGCCTGTTTCTCCGTCGTGGCACCGGAATACACTTCCGCGCCGAACTCGTTATCACAGGCAAAACAATACAGGGCGACACCGGCAGAGATTGCCGATTTGCCGTTCTTACGGGGGATTTCGGTATACACCTCCCGGAAGCGGCGCAGCCGGGAGCCTTTATTGACCCAGCCAAACGCGCAGCAGATCACAAAGAGCTGCCACGGCTCCAGCGTGATGGGCATCCTCTTAAATGCCCACTCACCCTTGGTGTGCGGCAACAGCTGAATAAATTTGGCGGCCCGTTCAGCCAGGTCCTTGTCGAAGCGGTAACGAAACGACTTACTTTTTTCCGCCATCAGGTCATCAAGATGGCGCTGGCAGGCCTGAATCACAAACTGGCAGGCCACAATCTTTCCGCGCACGACATCCCGGGCATACTGATTGGCAGCATTTACGTTGGGGTAAGATTTCCGGCTCATGATTCGATAATTTTCAGAAACGGGTTAGTGGCTTTCTTCTGCCCCGCCAGGCCAATCAGACGCTGGCGGCTGCTGGGGTCGAGTCCGAGCATTGCCCCCGTACTGCTCATCTCGGACTCCTGTTCTTTTTTGGCGGTCAGCTCCGGATTTTTGACCATGCCGCCCATTGCACCGGTGATGGTGTTGCCCTGTCTGGCAATATTTTTCACGGCACGTCGCCAGAACTCATAGGCCACGCACCACCGCTCAAGTACCGCCAGGTCAGTCACGCACAGCAGGCCCTGACCGCAGAGTTCTTTGGTTGTCAGTTGCCACATGATCGTAGCGAGAGGGAGATCTTCTTCAGCGAACCACTCCGGTGGCTCAACACCTTTGATGGGCGTAAAAACAGGTTCATCTTTATTCAGGGCTCGCTTGCCGGGGTTTCCGGCCAGCGCCTTGCGCGCCGTTGGCTTGGGGCGACGCCCGGAACGCCCCGCCGTTCCAGCCATATGCGGCACTCCTGGTTAAATTTCATTTTTCGCGGGTATAAAAAAACGATGGGGCGGGCAGTCCGGAAGACGTCAGGCTGCAGGGATTTGACCCGCCCCTCCCCTCAGACAGTTGAGAATTATTATCACTTTAACCGTTCACGGGCCGTCTTCGCCTTATGACACGGCCAGCACAGACTCTGCAGATTACTGTCAGCATCAGTGCCGCCATGCGCTTTAGGGATGATGTGGTCAACAGTTTTCGCCTCACGCACCACACCAGCACGCAGACATAACTGACACAGGCCTTTGTCACGCTTCAGAACACGCACGCGGATAACATCCCACTTCGAACCATAACCGCGCTGATGACGGGATTGTCCAGGTTTGTATTGCTTCCAGCCTTCGCTTTTGTGGCTTTCGCAGTAGCCTGACGGGTCCGTGGTTGTAGAGCGGCAGCCGCGAACACGGCAGGCTTTTGGGATTCTAGGGGGCATATAAAAAATTTATAATAAGTAAAATAATAAAGAAAAATGCTCAAAGGCAATTATCTTGACTCAAATACAAATCTAGAAGAGATGAGCTTATCAAGCATTTTCATAAGTAAATCCTTACTCTCACCACCATTTATATATTTATTAAAGTTAGACTCGAACTCATGCCAAACTTTTTCTAACTCAGTATTATCAAATAAGTGCTCTGTCGCAAACCATGAAGACTGGCAACAATCGAAAATACTCAAAAGTTCATCAAATCTTTTAACATTCTCTTCTCCCAACTCAATTTGCTGACTAATAAGATCTACATCTTTAAATAGCCATTTCGCAATAACTTGCTCTCGTTCATCATTGAGTTGCTCGGGGTCAATATTGACAGGCATAAATAATAGAGCTGTCTTTAATTTCTTTAATGCATTCCTAAAATCTATTTTTACTTTTGTTTTCTCTTGTTCCCGCCACGTAAACAATGCCTTGAACGCCAAAAACAAAGTAACAATAGTAGCTCCAGCACTCACCCAAGATGCAATCATTGCCCAACAAGCCCACTCAGCAGCAGCACGGTTTGCTACAAGTGTCTCATATGCAATATAATTTTCGTTCATTTTTACCTCACTGTTAATAGTGAGAGTATTGTAACTAAAAGCATAATAACTAGAACAGTCAAATAATAATATTTCACCTAATGAATATTATTATTCAAATGCAGATTGAACTTTTGCTCTCCTAACCTACGAAGATCAGACTTATCACGGTTACATAGCCCCAGTGCTGATAGCAGACTTACATTCAAACTAAGACTATCCCCATAAGTCAGAGGATTGGGTATAACTGGCTGTGGAGTTTCAGCGAGCAGGTTCGTCGGTAACGGCATCGTTGGAACCTGCACGTATACTGTCCGCGTACTTCCGCAACCGGTCAGCAGCGACATCAGGCACAGGGCGTGAAGCACAATCATCATCCGCAACAGCCACTTTGATATCTTCCTGGGCTCTCTGTGACTCCAGTGCGATCTGCTGTTTTGCATGCTGGTTAGCCTCCAGAACTGTATTGACGATTTGTAGTGATTGCAGGACGTTATTGGTAATGGCAGTTGCTGATTCAGCATTTCGTACAGCCTCATCAGCACGTTTCTTTTCGTACTGATATTTGCTGTAGTAGTGGTTGGCCGACCAGATGAAAGAACCAATGACAGTAACGAAGAAACCAGCGATAACCAGCTTATAGCTCAGCTTCATTTACCACCCCACCAGCCTCTTTAAACCGGGCAATCAAATCACCGATTTTATGTTCATACTGACCGTAACCTGCACCGGGTAACGACGCCCAGATATTGCTGCAACGGTCGATTGCCTGACGAATATCACCGCGATCAATCATCGGTAAAGCGCCACGCTCTTTAATCTGTTGCAGTGCCACAGCATCCTGGCTTTTGGGGGAGAAGTCTTTCAGAGCAAGCTGCTTGCGGTAGGCATCCCACCAGCGTGAAAGAAGCTGATAACGTCCGGCGGCTGTTGATTTGAGTTTGGGGTTTAGCGTGACAAGTTTGCGAGGGTGATCAGAATAATCAGTAAACAGTTCTCCGCCAACAATAACATCATAACCGTGATTACGTGTCGGTTGTCGCCCGTTATCCGTTCCTTCTGACCATGCCACCATATCGAGGAAAGCTTTACGCTGGGAATTTAGTACCTGCATAAATTACTCCTTAGAGCCACCAAACTTATTACCGATTACTCTCATTGCAGCCCCACGAATAGCATCGACACCGATCAACCCAACGCCACCACCAATGGCAACAGAAAGCGATTTAGGCCATCCGACATACTCAAGAGCGGATGCAAAAGTCAGCGTCAGAGCGCCGCAGAGCAAAATCTCGAGCGTTTTTCGCTTCCAGCCACCACCACCGCCAAAATAGGCAATGCGCAAGCCAGCCATAACGATCGACATAATTACTGCGCCCAGCGGTGTGTCTCCACGCCACCAGCTCTGTAACAATTCAAGTAAGTCAGACCAGGAATGAGGATCGTTATGCATTTTCATAATTCCCACCTCCGGTTATCGGAAGTGCAACGAGTGAAGGGAAAGAAGCTGGTTATAGCGCTGAGTCGCAAAAGTTGCGTAGTGCACAAAAAAGGCCGCCCACAGGCAGCCTCTTTTTATAATTCATTGAGTTAACAACATTTAAATGCTGGTGGTATAGAAGGTTTTTCACCAGAACGACAAGCCGGACACCATGACTGAACGATATGCCTTCCGTCTCCCATATCCCTATAACCAAAGTCTATTGTTTTATAAAAAACGTGCACTCCGGCATCAGCAGAACATTTTGGGCAAGATTTATATTCAACGCCATCTTGTTCAACTTCTCGTGAATAACTTAATGACTGCTCACAAACAGAACAACGCTCCACCATATATGCTCTCCTGTTTTTGATAGAGATTTATGGGTAGCAATTCCATTCAAAAGAAACATTGAAGGGTGTCACTTTTTCAAAATGAGCGTAGCTGGCTGCCAGTTTTTTGTACAACACACTTTAAGGAAGGAGAGCCTTAAAAACACAATTGACATCAATAAAAAACCGCTCGGTGGCGGTTTCTTGAAGATTATCAACGGTAGACACACAAAGCCCATCGTTAGGAGAATCCTAACCAGATTTTTTGAAAAATGCAAGAATCATGTCGCTATCTTCGGCGAAAATTACTTATCTCGTCACCTTTCTCAATTGTGCTTCAGCGTAAGATTCCTCCTGCCAGCACTTTGTAACCAGTTTATCAATGACATTTGCATATCCTTTGTACCACTGATAATCAGTCAGGTCCGGTACCAGCTTCTGGACATGATTCCGCGCCAGTGTGGTTGGTAAACGGCTAAATCGGTTTCCATTGCAACGCCCACAAATCTTATAAACAGGCGTGCCATGAAGCCGGGTTCTTTTTTCATCCAGGACAATACCTTTACCCTTACACCCTCTGCACGCTGTGCTGACTTCTCCCTTACCATGACAATGCTGACATAGTTCCTTCACCCACTCTTCCTTGATAACAGACTCCCCGCTTCTGGAGTGTTTCACCACTTCGCGCAATACATTATGAAATCCAGTACCAGAACAACGCTCACAGCGAGCCTTACTTGCCGCAGACCTGGAATAATCAGCAAAGGCAAAATTCACAAGGTAAGGAATGATCTGTAGCCGGGTTTCTTCACTCAATTTGTTCAATGTCGGGTTATCCAGTGCCATCGCGTAATTGAGCAGACCTTCAATCGCAAACTGAGGATCCTGAACACCAACTTTTGCCAGGAATAAGGCAAACCCAAGCGGTGCTTTCGACTGCACCATCCCCTGCGCAGCCATCACATCTGTAATTGTTAAACCACCCGAGCCTGTCGCCGGTGCGTCATCACTCAATTTTGGAGATTTTGGGGAGTAATATTTTGGTAAAGCTTCAAGGTTCATGCTCGTTCTCCACTTACGCCAGTACGCCTATTGCCAGCGCACGATCGATAAAACGAAATATCAGCTCCAGCTGGGAGCCATACTTCTCTTCAAATGCCACGGTATCCGCATGCAGCTCGTCGTGATGCTTTCTGCACAAAGGCAACACAAAGAGGTCATGCGCTTTTGTAGCCATTCCACCCTGACCGTGACCTATCAGGTGGTGGGGATCATCAGCAGGTTTTCCACAACATGCGCACGGCTGCGTCTTAACCCATCGCGTGTACTTTTCATTAACCCAGCGGCGACGTTTGGGGCGTAACATAAAAGACTCCGGTGACTCCGGATCCACTTTCAGCGCCAGCACCTTTTTCGCCTTATCCTGGATGATGCTGGTGGCAGGAACCGAAGGCACAAGGTCACTTTCCCGGGTAACAGACGGCACAACAGGCTTCGGTAATCTCAGTGCCTTACGGGCTGCACTTTCCGGTAAGGCATCCGCCAGATCATTACGAATCAGCCACCAGCACAGTTCCGGCATTGTCACAACATGACTGTCATCAAAACCGAGATCCCGACGCACAACAGACAACACCCAGCGGGCACAGTTATCCGTTGCCATTGATTCCAGCCGTTCCGTGAACTGATCGCGCAGCTGGTTATCGCAGTGCCAGCACAAACGGATTGCGCCCGGAGCGTGTCGCATTGTGGTCATGTTCTCGCTGTGCCAGTCGGAATGAGGCCACTGGCCGCCTTTTTCACGAAGTAACCAGCTTTCAAGACATTCCACGCCACCAGCACGACGGATCACAGCCTCATTGCGGAACACGGCCCGAACGGCAGGATCATCCGCCAGCGGTTGTGATGCCGCCGGAACGGCACCACTGGCGAAAGATGAATAACGTTCCGGCTCAGGCTCCAGCAGGACACGCCCCTGCATAAACAGGGGCATCAGCTCTGAACCTGGTCTGAACAATACGATCCCCATACGCGGGGCAATTTCAGGGGTCAGTAGTGCTCTCACGGTCACCTCAATGAACGGTATCGAGCAGCTTTAACAGCTCAGGGAATCGGGACTCGAAGAAATGCGGCTGCGTCTCGCGCGGATTTGCGGGACTGGTGATGTTCTTGCCGAACATGCAGCCTTTCGCTGTCAGCGACCAGAATTTTTTGATGTTGTTAATCGCGGTACGGCTGTATCGTTCGCGCTGCTCGACGATCCCCAGCTTCACCATCTGGTGATATGCCTGATTAGCCGTCAGGCGGATACCATACTGTTTCAGCAGTGCACTCAGTGACAGCGTAGGGCGACTTGAGCCATCGTGTGCATCAGCAGGAGCATCAATGGCATAGCGCGGTGCCAGATTCGGTAAGCCAACAGCCTCCTGAAGTTTCTGACAGGCTCCAAGCACTGAAGAGTTAGACAGATTTAACTCCCGGCGCATAAAGTCCAGCAGAATCACGCCAGCCTGCATCTTGTCAGCAGCCTGTCCGGATAATTTTTCAGGTGCGCTGGTTACCATGTCGAAAGTACGGATCACCTTCAGATGGAATGACGGGCTGATCCACATTGCATAGGCATACACCAGTTCTTTGCAGACATACGTCCCCTGGTTATTTCCACCACGAATAACGTTAACTGGCTCTATATTGACCGAGTTGCAAATCTGCAACTCGCTTATTAAACGTTCAGTTTGCTCATTGCGGAGCCAGAATGCAGGCTTATGCTTATCCAGAGAACCGGCAGCCCTGTGCAGATCGTTCAGGCTGTAACGCCCATAAGCATCACGACGAACTTCAATACCATCAATGACCATCAGATTATTCATACTTCGTTTCTCCTCTTAATCAGGCGGCTGCACCCGCCGGTTTCTCGTACTTACTGATAGTGATCTCGACCTTCCCTTCCGGGATAACCGGTCCCCACTCCACCAGCATTCTTTTCACCTGACTGTCGTCTTCCCACACACCCGCGTGGGTCAGGGCGTCAAACAGCGCCTTGTTATAGTTGTCCAGATCGCGGATCCGGTTATCCGGAGGAAACAACACGATCTCCACTGAAGCAGGTGCCGACGTTGGTTTTGGCAGACGACGTAACTGCTCAACTATTGCTGCACACGCCGCGCTCTGGAATTTTCGCCCCGCCGCGCTTATCAGGCTCTTACCAGCAAACGCCCCTTTGTTGGGGTGTCGCCAGTACGTGTTCACGCTGGGCGGAAAAGGCAGGATCAGCTTCATACTTTCAGGCCCCTCTCATGTAACCAGTGGGTTGCACGCAGCCTTGCGTTTTCCTCACCGGCAAGCAGTGCGCGGATAATCCCGACCGCCTCGCTGTCGTCGTCCTTCACCGCGGTATGAAGCGTTATCCCCCGGGCCACGCCACGCTTTATCGTGATGACGCCTTTTTTCTCCAGTGCGCGAAGATGCTCTACCGCTGCATTCACTGAACGGTATCCCAGCATGGTTGCCACCTCCTGATTGGTTGGCGGAAAGCCACGCTCTTTCTGATAAGAAATCAGCATATCCAGCACCTGCTGCTGGCATTGAGTTAACGTCGTCAT